CGCGGGGCAACCGCATTCTTCCCGGTTACCGACTCCCCACCTGTGCATCCAGAGCACGCAAGGAAGATTCAGCAAGCTGCTGATCTTATATCTTGCTTGCTCGGGGTCTTCGACCCCCACGAGTGGAGGCCTAAGCATGGACCTGGTGCGGTATCCGACGAGCGTTTTGGGTCGTACAAGTACGACTTCAAGACCTGGCCGGAACGGCTTGAGTCAGTGTTCCCTTACGCAGACTTCGCTTTTGCGAATTATGCTCAGGTACCGCTGATTCCCTATGGAAGTAGACTTCACCGACAACTCCAGAAGGAGTTCCCGGCGAAACTATGTGCTGTTCCAAAGACGCTGTCGAAACCGAGGCTTATTGCCTCGGAACCGACATCGCATCAATGGTGCCAGCAGATAGTCAAGGACTACTTCTACCGGAGAGTCAAGCATACCATACTCTCCCGGTTCATCTCATTTGATGATCAGGAGCCTAATGGACAACTTGCACTCCAAGCCTCCATTGCTGGAACGCATGCGACAATTGATTTGTCATCTGCGTCCGATCGCGTATCTTGCTGGCATGTCGAGCGCCTTTTTAGGCGGTTGCCATGCCTCCTACGAGCCTTACAGTCCTCGCGGACTGTGTGGATCGCCCAAGATATCTGTCGGTACTCCCCAAGGTATCACTACCTTAGGAAGTATTCAACCATGGGTAACGCCACCACCTTCCCTGTTCAATCTCTCTTTTTCTTGTCATTGGCCTTAGGCACTCTCGCATATGTGAGAGGTCGAAATGTCAATCTCAAGCTTCTGAGGGATCTGGGAAAGTGGCAGGTCCGAGTCTTCGGAGATGATATCATCGTCCCCGAAGACTGTTCTCGGGCAATGATTGGCTGTCTCGAGGCCCTAAACCTTAGGGTCAACCATAACAAGACCTTCCTGAAAGGAAATTTCAGGGAGTCCTGTGGCGTTGATGCATTCAGAGGTTATGATGTGACCTCTGTCAGCATACTCTCGAAGCCAAGTACTGCCAGCCCTGGGTCGATCGTATCTTCGGTTGATGTTCATCATAATCTGGCGGAAGCCGGATTGTTTGAAACAGCAGCCTATATACGAAGGACAGCAGAACCGATCGTACGACACAAAGTACGAACGGTTGCGCATCGATCAGGGCTCTTCGGCTGGTCGGA